ATATGTCTGACAAGAGTAACCCTTTTGGTATACAAAATACTATGGAAACGGGAGCAGGTGATGCTCAACTGTTGAATGATCTAATGGCTCCAGAAACTGCTTCAGGTGATCCTGAAGACGTTACACCTATAGTAAATGAAATAGAAAGTCCAAAAGAAGAAACAAACGATGATCCTCTAAGAGGAAAAGATATCACACCTCCTAAAAGTGTAGATGGTAAAACTGATGAAGAAAAACAATCAGGAGAATCATTAATCGCTGATTTTTTAACTGATGGTGAAGAAGATGATGAGGAAAATGATGAGGAAGTAGATTCTCCAAGTAATGCTTTAAATAAAGCTAGTGAGAATTTAAATGAACTTAGTGATGATGATGATGATGAAGGTGATAATAAATTTACTGCTTTATCAAATGATCTATTTAACTTAGGAGTATTTAATAAAGGAGAAGATGAAGAAGTTTCCATTAATACACCAGAAGAGTTTCTAGAAAGGTTTAATGCTGAGAAGAAGAAAGGAGCTACAGAATTAGTTCAAAACTTCATTGGTCAATTTGGAGAAGATTACCAAAATGCATTTGATTCTATTTTTGTAAAAGGTGTAGATCCTAAAGAGTATTTTGGAGCATATAATAATGTTGTAAATTTCTCAGAAATGGATTTATCTAAGGAGAATAACCAAGTTTCAATAATGAAACAAGCATTAGCTGATCAAGGGTTTGAACCAGAAGACATAAGTAAAGAAATTGAAAGATTGCAGAATTACGGTGATTTAGACACTGTTGCTACAAGACATCATAAAGTATTAGTAAAGAAAGAAGCTAAAAAGCTTCAAAAACTAGATAACGAAGCTGCACAGGTTCAAGAGCAAAAAACTCATATAAAGAATCAATACATACAAAATGTTCAGTCTATATTATCAAATAAGCTAGAAGAAAAAGAATTTGATGGGATACCAATTAATTCTAATTTAGCAAACGAACTACAAGATTTCCTATTAGTGGATAAGTGGAAAACTCCTGCTGGAGAAAACCTTACTGATTTTGATCGTGCTATTTTAGATTTAAAAAGACCTGAAAATCATGAAATGAAAGTAAAAGTTGGACTTTTGATGAAAGTTTTAGAAAAAGATCCTACGTTATCTACCATACAAAGAAAGGGTGCCTCTAAACAGGCAAACAAATTATTTGGGGAAGTTGCTAGACAAGTTACAAAAAGTAAAAGTAACAAGTCAAATAAAAAAGGATCTAAAGCCCCATCGTGGTTTTTATAATAATCAGTAATTAATAATTAATAAACGAATAACATGTCAAACGTTCAAACTATACCAGGATTAACTGGTTTTACTTATGCGAGAGTTGCGTCCATGGATAAGCGTGCTGTGGGGAAACTGACAGATGCAAATCACTTGGAAAGCTTCCACTCAACAGAGCCTGCAGATTATGATAAGAAAATTATCAGCCTGTATACTCAATCATCATTGTATAGCAATGATTTCTTAGATATGATTAATAAGAGCACACCGTACTTCATTGATACGAATAGTGACTCTTGGAAATGGGACATTGCTGTACCATACAAATTTCCAAAAATCATTGATATTCCAACAACTACATCTGATTTAGCTAAACCAGGTATTGATGGTCAAGAATTTCAAATTGTATTAGATACAAATGAATTTTCTAAAAATGCTATCATTTCTGTAGGAACACGTCAATATGGACCACGTCTATATGTGATAAAAGATCCACAGCCTTGGAATGCTGGTTGGTTATATTCAGTTACACTTGTAAGTGATAACCCAACAGTAGATTTTATGTCATCTACATTCCTGCAAGCAGGAGTTGAACTAGAATTGATCGATGCTGCAATTGGAGAATTTGATCAAGATTTATTAGGTCTTCCTAGATTAGGTGAGAAAATAACAATGTTCGAATCATTAGGTTCAGGATATGGTTATGAGCACAAAATTACAGAATGGGCTGATGATAAAATGCTACGTGATTCTTCAGGTAAAGCTTTAGATATTTTAGTATATGCTCCACAAAGACGTAATCAGTTACCACTAACTCGTAATGATGTTAAATGGGAACCTTTCGTTGAGTTCTGGATGCGTAAGTCTATGATTGAGCTTAAAGTTAAGCGTATGATCTGGGCAAAGCCTGGAACAGTTAAGACAAATGGGTCTAGACAAGAATTGAAAAGAACTTCTGCTGGTGTATACCACAGAATGAGAAATAACGGTAACTTAGTACAGTATAACCGTGGAGAGTTTTCTGCTAACTTAATACGTTCAGTATTTGGAGATTTATTCTACAGACGAGTGGATGTTAAAGATAGACGAGTTAAAATGTATACTAATGAAGCTGGATTCGATGTATTCCAACAAGCTTTAAAAGATGATGCATTAAACTCTGGATTAACTTTCATGGCAGATTCTGGAAACAGATATCTACAAGGAGAAGGACAGTCAATCACTTACAACTTTGCATTTGATGCAATGGTAACTCGTGAGACTGGACGTGTAGAACTTGTACACTTGAAAGAGTTAGATTTACCACAAACTAACTTAGAATTTGGACAAAACAAGAAGTCTACTCCTGTATTTATGGTATTTGATGTATCTCCTGAATCTGATGGTTCAATGATCAACAATATCCGTGAGGTACGTATGAAGGGTGCACCTTCTATGACTTGGGGTTATATTGATGGAACTCGTCATCACTTAGGATTTGCAAAATCTCAAGGAATGAGCTCTGCTAATAAATTCCCAGGATACGAAATCTGGATGAAAGATCGTTGCGATGTTTTCATTGAAGATTTATCAAGAACTGTGTTAATCGAAGAGATTCCACAATTCTAATAAACGTAATAGTAAATATTACAGAGAAGCTCCTTCCTCACACACCCTGTCCCTCCTTAGAGGGAGGTTGCCTTCTCATAAATACCAGAGTGTTGGACTAGATCCTATCTGTTTGATCAGGACACTCTACAAGAATAAACCAAAAATTAATTAAACTACATTATGGGTAAAATAGGAAAAGTCTCTACAATAAAGAGAGAGTATAATAGTTCTCAGTTACAAACTATGGATAGTGGACTAGCTTCACAAGGAATGAGTAGAATTCCTGGAACAGGAGTTTTTAAGTATCCTTATAAAGAACTTGATGGAAAGTATAGAACAGGATTAGATCCTACAGCTTCTTACATTAAACGTATTCAAGATCCAACAGAAAGAGAACTTGAAATAGAAAGAGTTACAGAACTTAGAGATAGACTTCAAAATGAAATTGGAGATGTTGATTTAGGACCTAGAGCAGCATTTTGGAACTACGGTAAGTCAACTGGTACAAATGATGATTTACATGTTAAACCTGTTAAACTGTTAGACGGTGATAACTTATTTGATTTAAATCAAACTTTTCAAGAACTAGCATTTGCATGGTTAAGGGTACATCCAACTATTGCATCTAGTTATCAAGCTTGGGAACGAGGAGAGTTTCCAGCAGATACACAGTATTATATAGTAGATGATGAGATTGAAACTGCACTTGTTTACAAGAAAAAGCAACTTATCAACAGAGCTATTATCAGCTTTGATAGTATGAGCATTGAGAAGAAAAGAAAAGTTGCAAGACTTTTAGGACTTCCTATTAGCAGTGACACAAAAGAGGAAACTGTTTATAATCAAGTAGATACCTTGTTAAAGCAAGCAGAAGTTAAATCTGGTAACTTTAAAGGATTAAATCCTGTAGAAGTATTTAACAGATTTTCTAACATGAAAGATGATTTACTCCATATTAAAGATTTAGTTAAACAAGCTATTCAACATTCAATTTATAGAATTAAGCCAAGTGGTGTAGTTTATGAAGGAGAATATGAGATAGCAAAAGAAGAAAACGAATTAGTAAAGTTTTTAATTAACGAAGATAACCAAGATGAGTTATTAGTGTTAGAAGGAAAGCTTAAATCTAAAAAACTGGCTGCTGTATAGTATCTAGTTTTACTAAAAAAAGTTAGGTATGATATCTGTAGATAGTTTATTATATAAAATAGATCAAAGATTAAATAAACTATCGACTAATGAACATCAACAGATTCAGTTGGAAGATAAAATCTTAGCTTTAAATGAAGCTCAGATTAAGTTAATAAAACAAAAAGTTGATGGTTTTTCAGTTCCAACTAGATTGGGAATGGATTCTTTTAAAAAGAGATATGAAGATTTACAAAATTTAATTGTAGAATATAATAATCAACCTTTAACTCTTAATGAAACTAACCCAGCAATAAATCAATGGGATGCTGACACAACAGTATTAGATCCTGAGTATCTATTTTATGTAGATAGTTATATTATAGCAGACAAAGGTAAATGTAAAGATAGGATTCTTTGGATTAATGAAGACCTTAGTAAACATGGAGATTTATCAATATTATTAAATAATGATAATTATAAACCAAGTTTTGAGTATCAAGAAACTCTAAATGCTGTTAGTTCAGACTCAATGAGTGTATATACAGATGGTACATTCACACCTAAAACTGTTAATATAATGTATCTCAGATATCCTGTATACATTAATAAAGAGGGTTACATTCAATTTGATGGTACCCCTTCAGTAAATGCAGACTGTGAATTAAATGATTACTTAGAAGATGAACTTTTAGATTTAACAGTTCAGAATCTAGCAATGTATACTGAAAATAGTGCTGCTGTACAAAGTGCACAGTTCAGAATACAAACAAACGAATAATTAATAACCCCTTAAATATATAATAAAATGGCGGATTTTTCATTGACTACATTATTTGTAGTCCCAGTAGGGCAGACTGCTCTCCCTAGCACTGGATCAACACAAGACTTGACAGCTGGTCAAGTTGGATTTTTTAACCAAGCTTATGCACCAGTCACTACTGCAAATTTAGGAGCTGGATCATATTTCTACGTTGCACAAGGTAGATCAAATACTTATCTTCAAGGATCTAAAAGATCTGATAAGATTTCTTTGGTAGCACAAGGCCCAACAGCAACTCCTACTAACAGAAACGTAAATAACGTTAGTGAACTTTATTCTGTAAAAGGTTGTGCAACAGCACTTAACCAAATTACTGAAGTAGATGGATGGAATGTACAATGTGGTGAAATAGTAACTTTAACGTTACGAGCTCACTCATCTTACATTGATACTCTTTACTTTAACGGATTTACACGTTCAGTAACTGTAAATGCACCATGTTGTGACTGTGGAGGTGATCCATGTCTAGATGTTGATGTACCAGCATTAATTGATCAATTTATTGCAAAATTAGAACAACAAGCTCCAGGTAACAATCCTGATAACATTAGCTTTAATTCTTTCTATACATTTGCAAGATCAGGTAATGATGCAGCTGCAAAATTAGTAATTACAGGTAAAGCTTTAACAAAATATGGTCAACCATGTGATGTAGCAGCTGATCCACATGAATTTGATAAATTACGTTTTCATGCATTTGTTTATGCTGGACCTGCAACAACTGCAGATTTTATTGTAGCAGACAATTGTGATATCGTAGCAGTTGCTACAGACGTTCAACAGTCTTCTTATCCAAGAGGTACTTCAGAAGAAATAGCTCAATTAGAAAAGAACTATTACAGTTACCAAGCAGGTTACTTAAAGTCTTTACTAAGAATGGGTGGGTTTAATCAAAACTTTGAATCTCATGTAACACCAGGTATTGTTTATGATACAGTTACAATTAGATTTAATGAGTTTGATAAAGCTGCTTATCAGTGGGGAGACTATATCATGCAAGATTCAACTGTAATCATTGCGATTCCTCAAAGTCCATTTTCTGCAGCTATAATTGCTGATCTTGCAACTGCGTTTAACATTACTCAATATGGTAGTGTTTGCCCAACTACAACTACAACTACAACTGCTGCTCCTTAATAACTTAATTAGTAGATAAACTATATGCCAGAGGGTGAGAAGGTTCTCATTTTCTGGCATTTTTTTTTAATAACAATAAAAGTGTATGTTAGAATATAATTTAGATTTAGTAACTGGTTGCAATAACAACCCTTTATATCTTATTGTTACAGATGCTTCATTCTATCCTACAGATCCTCCAGTAGCATTTAATCCAACTATTACAGTTACACCACCAGGTTTTGATGAGGTGGTTTTACCTTTTGTAGTAAATGGAACAAATGTTTATGGTTCTGATGATTTAGGAATAACTGAAGTAGGATGTAAACAAAATATTCCTGATGGGATATATTGCTTAGAGTATACTATAGAAATAGATCAGTTAATTCCACCAACTACTGTATCAGTAAAGAAAACAATATTACGTACTGCTAACTTACAAGAAAAGTTTAATGAAGCTTTTTTAAAGTTAGATCTTATGCAGTGTGATAGTGAATTAGCAAAACAAACAAGTGTAAACCTCAATACGATTAATTTCTTTATTCAAGGTGCTATAGCTGCTGCTAATAACTGTGCAGATAAAGAAGCTATGCGTTTATACGATCAAGCAAATAAAATGTTACACCATCTTAATAAGTGTGGTTGTGGGTGTCAAGGAACTAATTATTTAGTAAACTTTAAATAATATGGCTCAGTGTGCAAATTGTGGGACACAGGTGGGGTGTGGATGTCAATTAACAAATGGCTTATGCACTTACTGTAATAGTTCCAAAAATAAAAAATAGTATGTTAGAAAGTAAGTTTACAAATTGTGAGAATTGTGGCGATATAGCAGATCTACTTAAAAGAATAGATTGCAAACTTGCAGAGTTAAGTTATAATATGTACAATAATGTTGTATTCATGTTGAATGCATGTGTACCTAGTTATGAAATTACTCAACTATTAACATATAGAGATATTCTGATAAATAAACAGAATAATACAAATTACGCAGAACATTTTTCTGTAGAAGATATTGCTGGTAAAGTTATTAGATTAACCGCAGGTTGTGAATTAAGATGCCCTGAGGTAAATCAAGTATGTATACCAACTACTACCAGTACCACAACAATAAGTTGTGTAATTACAAGTGGAGAAATAACATGTGTTGCTACCCCTTAACAATAATTAATAATAAAATTAAAAAATATGTCTTGTCAAAATTGTTTTAATGGATGTGTAGAAATTACATCAGATAAATGTGTTAGATACACAGGTGCAGATATTCCTGAATTAGGAATAAGTAATGGAGATCCTTTAATTAACGTAGAACAAAGTATAATTGAGTTTATACTTTCTATCTCTACAGGTTCAACTATTTTTCCTACTGTTACAGCTTTTCAAATTTGTGCTATAGTACAAAATGCATTACCTGCGGTGGGACCCTATACACTAGATGATTACATTAGTGCATTGGTAGATATTTCATGTGCTTTAGATTCTAGAGTAACAGCTCTTGAAAATGAAAATAGTAATACCCCATATGATTTAGATTGTATAGATCCTCCTGCTGATCCAAGTAATACACAT